GCCGGCGGACTGGTGCGGCTCGCTGTCGACAAACTCCAGATCGGGCTGGGCGTTGTAGACCAGGCGGCGCGAGGCGGTGAGTTCGAGGTTCTTGCCCAGCACGCGGGCGGCACCATCGCCCAGGATGTAGACCTGTTCGCCGGTGGGCAGGTCGGGTGCGCCGTCCAGCTCCAGGCCGCGCACGATGTAGGTGCCGCCGGCGGAGTCGCGGTCGTAGCGGGCAATGGCCTGCGTGACCATGTCGAGGTTGGGTGGCACGTCCTTGTGCTGCACGATGCCGTCCTCGACCGTCCAGACGGGGAAAAAGTCGCCGGGCTGGCCGTCGCCGTGAAAGCCCCAGGCGATGTCGATGCGCTCGCGCGCGGCGCCGGCTTCCTGGTAGCCGCGGGTGCCGGCGGCGGGGTTGCGCAGCGCGGGGTCGTCCAGTTCGGTGACGGTGGTGCGCAGCAGGTAGACGCCGACGTGCACGATGCCGGTGGTGGCGATGGTGAGGCTGGCGGGCGGCACGCCGCGCACGGCGCCGTCGAGGTACAGCGCACCGGATTCGCAGGTGGTGGCGCCGGTGTCGCGGTTGACGTTGATGCCGGCCTGGCGAACAATGTCGCCCTCTTTGAACAACACGTCGGCGACGCCGCGCATGCGGTGGTGCAGGCTGCTCTGGAGCTCGTTGAGCTCGGCGCTCTGCAGCACCTTGTCGGCGCGGAACAGGTGCCGGTTGTAGCCCTTGGCCGGGTCGAAGCGGTTGTAGATGGTGGAGGTCATGGCGCGGCTCAGAACGGCAGGATGTATTCGAAGAACTGGCGCACCGCGCCGCTGCGCACGAAGAAGCCCACGCGCTCGATCATGTACATGCGCCCCGGCGCGGTGACTTGCGCCGGCGTGAAATAGCGCTGGCCGGCGGGCAGGCCGGCGGCGGTCTGCGCGCCCATGCTCAGGCCGAGCTCGCGGATGGTTTCGCCCTCGGCGTCGGCAAAGTCGAAGGTGACGCGCACGTGCACGTAGGGCGTGGGGCTGGCCACGCGGGTGTAGCGCTCGCCGGAGGGCAGTTCGATCTCGCCGGTGGGCGAGGGCTGCGCGTAGCCGATGTCGCTGATGAGGCGCCGGCCGATTTCGTCGGCCAGCGCGTTGGCGTTGCCGGGCGGGCTTTCGGGCGCGCTGTCCCACGCGGGGTTGCCGCGGCCCCAGGCCAGGTGCAGGGGCTGGCTGGCGACGGCGATGGCCAGGCCGATGCGGCCGGATTCTTGCAGGGTGGCTGCCATGGCGGGTGCTCTCTTTCGTTACTCGGTGAGGGCCGCGCGGCGGCCCGGGATGCTGGTGCGCCAGCGGCGCTGGTCCCACCGGCCCAGCCAGCGGCCGGAGCGCGGCAGGGCCGAGGGTGCGTGGCTGGTGCGCAGGTGTTCGGCGCCGCCGCTGGCGCCGGCGCTGGCGGCGGCGCTGCGCGACACGTGGGCGTGGCCGAAGGTGAGCAGCGGCGCGCCGCGCGCGGGCGTGGGCACGTCGCCGCGCAGCACGGCGCAGACGCCGCCGAAGCTGTCGACCAGCAGGTGGCTGTCGAGCCGCCAGCTGTCGAGGTGCATGCGGTCGTCGTGGGTGAGCTTGACGCTGCGCAGGTGTGCCTGCAGGCCGGGCGCGTGGCGCGCGGCGGCGGGCGGCGGGGCCTGGAGGTGGCGGTGGCCGAAGCTGGCCTTGAGGGGCTGGCCGCGTTCGAAGTGGATCCAGACGCCGGAGTCGTCGTCGAGCAGGGCGGCGTCGAGCGCGCGGCCGTGGTCGAGCCGCAGGTGGCGCAGGTCGTGCTGCCAGTAGACGCGGTAGAAGTGGACGTGCGCGGGCAGGCTGGCGCGCACGACGTGCACGGCGCGGGCCAGATCGGCGGCGCTGGCGGTGCGCCCGAGGTCGATGTGCAGCCAGGCGCCGTCTTCGTCCAGCGTGGCGTCGGGAAAGCCGACCCACCCGAGCGCGCGCTGCACGCTGGCAGCGCTGCCGCGCTCGAGCAGCCAGGGCAGCGCGGCGCTGACGAGCGCGGGGGTGTCGTCGAAGTAGGGCGCGAAGTCGGCCAGGCCCCATTCGGTGGCGAGCCAGGGCAGGAAGGCGGCGGGGCGGTCGCCGGGGCCGGGGCGCACGGCAGCGGCAAGGGCTTCCCAGTGCGGGGCGCTGAGGTCGATGGCGCGCTCCAGCGCGCTGGCGCTGGAGGGCAGCACGGTGGCGGCGCCGGCGCTCATGCGGCGACCCCGGCGTCGATGAGTTGCACGGTGCCGACGGCGGCGACTTCGTCGAACGCGAGCTCGGTGATGTCGGGCGGGGTGGCGGCGTCGGGGTAGCTGACGCTGGCGATGCCGGCCACGTGCAGGCGCGCGGTGACCCAGCTGCGCGGGAGGCTGCGGCCGATGGCGGCCTGGGCGTCGATGAGTGCGGGCAGCGCGGCCTGCAGCTGGGCGACGAGGTTGGCCGGGGCGTCGGGCTCGCGCTGCAGGCGGGCGGTGATGTGGATGGGGCGCGGGCGCGCCAGGCTGACGCTGACGGGCACGCCGACGGGGCGGTGCTGGCCGTCGTCGATCACGGCCTGCACGGCGCTGCGCACGGCTTCGGCCACCATGCCGGGCCGCTCGTGCAGCCACAGCATGAGCTGCACCTGGCCGGGGGCGGGCTGGTGCGCGCGGGCGGCGCGCACGTCGGGGCTGGTGGTGAGGGCGAGCAGCTCGTAATGCTCGGCGGTGCCGTTGCCGGCCAGTGCGCGCACGCGCAGCTGGATGCGGGTGCGCAGGTGGTCGTCGCTTTCGCCGCCCAGGCGCGTGAGGCCGTAGAACGCGGCCTTGTGGTCGAGGTCGGCGCCGGTGGCGTAGGCCAGCAGGTAGGCGCGCGCGGCTTCGTTGACGCGCTGGCGGTAGAGCAGCTCACGGTAGGCGTGGGCCTCGATGAGTTTGGCGAGCGGCTCGGATTCGAGAGCCAGCACGTCGGCCGCATCGGGGTAGCGGGCGAGCAGGTCGGCACGGTGGGCCGCGTTGATGGCCTCGAAGTCGATCGCCTCCAGCACCTGGGGCGCGGGCAGCGCGGCGAGGTTGGGCAGGGGCGTGCTCATGCGGCGGCTCCGGTCTGCAGGGGCACGCTGAGGGTGAGCGGGCGGGGGCGCGGCGCCAGCGGGGTCAGCAGGGTCGATTCGATGAGGATGAGCGCGCGGCCGGGGCGGGACGGGTCGGGGTTGATCTGCACGCGCTCGACGTTCAGGCGCGGCTCCCATCGCATGAGGGCGCCGGCCACGGCGGCGCGCAGGCGCAGGCGGGTGGCGGCGTTGTCGGGCTGGTCGACCAGCTCGGGCACGAGCGAGCCATAGCCGCGGCGCATGACGCGGCTGCCGATGGGGGTGAGCAGGATGTCGGCCACGCTCTGGGTAAGGTGGGCGACGCCGCTGAGGGCCTGGCCGGTGGCGCGGTTCATGGAGGCGGGCCGCTCAAGTCGTTGCCGGGCGATACGCCGGTGTGCAGGTGTTCGCGCAGGCGGGTGGCGCCGGCGATCACGTCGGGGGTGACGCGCACGATGTTGCTGATGTCCAGCGAGGCTTCGGGCGTGGACAGCCGGATGGTGGAGCCGGTGATGCGCAGGATGGATTTCTGCGCGCCGGTGCCGACGATGATTTCGAGCTCGTCGCGCAACTGGATGGTGAGCTTTTTCTGGTGGTGCTCCATGTACTCGAGGTCGTTCCACTGGAGCTTGAATTGGTTGGGGTAACGCGCCGGCGGCCCCATGCTGTTGGAATAGATGCCGGGCAGGGCGACGCAGGCGTTGAGGTCGCCGCCAGGGGCGAACACAAGGACCTGCTCGCCGGCGACGGGTGCCCACCAGCTGGACTCGTCGCCGCCGGCGCGCAGGGTCATCCAGGGCATCCAGCCGGTGATGTTGCCGGCGATCTGCGCCTTGCACTGCGGCCAGGGGTCGAATTCGACCTCGACGATGACGCCGGCGCGCACGATGTTGTCGGCGCGGCGCTGGGCCTCGTAGGGGCTTTCGGGCTGATCGATGGGGGCTTCCACCCCGCCGATGGTGGCTGCGCGCGCGCGCGATGGCGAGCGGGGCCGGCTGTAGCCGGCCGCAGTACACGCTACGACCGCAGGTGGTCGAGGGCCAGGTCGCGGATGCGCTGGCGCAGCGCGTCGGTCAGGCCGAGCAGCGGGCGGGCGGGATAGGGGTAGACGGGGCCGCCGGGCTGCACGCGGTCGGGCAGGCCGAAGTGGTGTACGCGGGCGATGCGTTCGCTGCGGGTGGCGAACTGGACGACGGCTTCGGTGGGGGTGGCGGTGGCGCGCAGGTGCTTGGGTTTGCGCAGCTGCAAGAACATGCCCTGGCTGGCGCGACGTATCTGGCCGCGGGCGTTGCGGCGGGCGCGCGGATCGGGCCGGTTGTGGGGGCGTTTGCGCGGCTCGAAGGGGGTGCCGTCGGGGGCGCGCTGGCTGGCGATGGTGGCCGATTGCGCCTGGCGCAGTTCGCGCGCGATGCGCAGCGCCAGGGTGCGGCGCTGGGCGTCGGACAGGCGCTCGATGAGGGGTGCGAGCCAGGTTTCGAGGGCTTGCAGGTCGTCGCTCATCGCGGCTCGATGTGCCATTCGGCAAGTTGCTGGTCGCGCAGGTACAGGCGCCAGCGTTCGGCCTGCAGCACGGCGCCGGCGGGGGGCGGTTCGGGCACGTGGATGGCGTCGAGCGCGCCTTCGGGGGCGTTGGCGCGCGGGCGCACGAGCACGCGTTCGGTGAGGTCGAGCTCGATGGCGAGGTCGACGGTCTGCGGGGTGAGGTATTCGACGTTGAAGCGGATGCCGCGCTGTCGCTGCTCGGGGTTGTCGAACAGCTCGGGTTGCTGGCGGCGCGCCCAGTCGAGCAGGGGCACGATGATGGCGTCGGCGTGGCCGGCGTAGTCGAGCACGAACAGCTGCAGGGTGTAGGCGTATTCGAAGCTGAGGGCCTGGGTGCCGGTGTTGATGATGCGGCCGGCGTTGGCCATGACGATGAGTTTTTCGGGGTCGCGGGCGAGCTCGGGCACGGCGGCGACGAGGTGTTGGCGCAGGTCGGGCGGCTTGAGCATGGCGGTCAGTCCCAGAGCTGGACGACGGCGCGGGTGCGCGGCGGCGGGGCGACGAGCACGACTTGCAGCCCGGTGGGCAGGTGCGGGCCGTGCGCGGCCAGGCCGGGGTTGGCGGCCAGGGTGGCTTCGGTGGTGGCGCCGGTGCGGCCGAGGTGGCGCCAGCACAGCAGGTCGACGGTGTCGCCCTGCAGCGCGCGGACGGTGAGGGTGCGGGCGGCGGCGGTCATCAGTAGTCCGTCTCGATGTAGTCGGACATGATGTCCAAGCCCACCGCTTGCGCGGTGGTGTTGTTGCAGCGCCAGGCCTGCAGGTAGGTCAGCAACGTGGTGGTGCTGGGCAGGCCGACGCCGCCGTTGTTCGCCAGCACGCCGCCCGCGCTGTCGCCGGTGTTCAGCCGGTTGACCTCGTAGTACACGTCCGCCGTATTCGGGGGCGAGAACAGGATCAGCTCGTACACGTCGGTGTTCGACGTGGTGCTCGGAAAGTTCGCGCCCAGGTCAATGGGCGGCTGCGCCGCCGACCCGCCGTAGTACAGCTTCAAGTTGGAATCGGCCGCGCCCTCGCCGACGCCGATCACGTTCGTGAGCGTCGATGGCTCCACGTTGGTGGGCGCGGCGACACTTGCGGACACGCCCACAAACATGCGCGCGCCAGACACAACCACAGCATCCGACACGCCGAAACGGATGACCTTGAAGAAGCCGGCGCCCTGCGCACCGCCGGCCGTGATTTGCGCCACGGTGACGCGTGCGCCGGTCAATGAGCCTGCGGTCGCCGCCGACACATAGCCCAGGCGCCGCATCCGACCGAACAGGTTGTTCGTAGTGACGTTGCGCGCGGTGGCGGTGCCGGTGGCTGTCGGCGCGGTGTAGGCGCCCAACGTGGTGACGGTCGCCACGTTGCCCGGCGGTGCCAGCATGCCAATCTTGTTCTTCGCCAGCAGCGGCTGCAGCGTCGTATCGAGCCCAGAAGGGCCGACGAACTTCGGCATGAGACGCTGGGCCTGTGGCTTGGCGTAGAAGGTCAGCACCCCAGGAGGCGACGCTCCCGGATCGGTGGTGGCGTTCAGGCTCAGAGCCAGGCCGCCCGCGCCCCCCGTGAACGCAGCCAGCGCGTTCCATGCCGTCACCCCGTTGCCGAACTTGAGCACGCCGGTGTCGGTGGCCAGGCCCGGTTCCCCGGCCGCAAGCACGGGGTTCTTGCTGATCCACTGGGCGGCGGTATCGCGGCGCAATTGGATGGTGTCGGCCATCAGGCGGTGCCTCCATTCACGCTGCCCGAGCGGGGCTCGGGCGTGGCGCCGCCGCCGTCCACGTTGCGGCTGCTGCTGGTGCCGCCGGTGCCGCTCGCGGGCGTGACCCACCCGGCCTCGTAGTTGTTGGACGACGCCTTGGTGAGGACCTGACCCGCGCTGCCGCCAGAGGGCAGCAGCCGCGGCACCATCAGATTGAGCTTGTCGCGGACAGCGACAAAGCCGTCGTTGATGCGAGAGGCGAGGCTCACAGCAGGCCCGCGTTGACCGAAGCGACGAAGTCGGTCTCGGGCTCGCCCACCCCGATGTTGCTGCAGGCCTGAGTCTTCTGGCCGGCGGTCAAGGTCTGCGCGGAGGTGAAGTTAACCAGCCCGTTGTCGGCCTGGACCAGTGCGGCGATCTGGTCAGCCAGCTCCTTCAGCGTGTCGCTGTTGGTGCCCGCGCCGTTGATCAGGTTGGTGATGGCCAGGTTGATCTGCGCGTTGATCTTGGTGCTGGACCAGGTGGTGGTGCCGCTGGTCGACCCGTCGGAAATGCTGGCGGTGCCGCTGGGGATGAGCGACTTCACTTCGTTCAGCGCCGCCACCAGGTTGGTCTTGGCGGTGGTGTTCAGCGCGCTCAGGTCGGCGGCATTGCCGTTGACCAGCGTGCGCAGCGCCTTCGCTTCGGTGGCGATGCGGGTGGCCAGGTCGGTGAGTCGTTGTGCGAGGCTCATGGATGATCCCTCAGAGGAGCTTGTTTTCGAAGATGACGGTCAGGTCGGGCAGATCGGTCTCGGGTGGTGGTGCGCCCGGGGGGCCGGGGTCGCCGCGCGGACCCGGATCACCTCGGTACATGGGGGCCAGCTGCGCTGCGATGCCGGGCTGCGGCGCGGCCGACACGACCAGGGCGCCGCCAGGGCACGCCAGCGACAGGGCGGCATGGTGAGTGGGCACGAAGCGCAGCACGGGCGCGGTGGTGGTCATGGCAGGCGCGTGGGGCCGTCGATGACGGCGAATTCGGCGGTGGCGGTGGCGATGCGCTGGCCGGCGGGGGTGACGAAGACGACGTCGATCTGCACCGGGCCACGCGGCCAGCTGGCGGTGTTGTCGGGCGAGGTGAGGGTGATCTGCGGGCCGGCGGGGCCGCTGGTGATGGCGGCCACCAGCGTGGCGACCAGCACGCCGCCGGGGGCGCGCACCTGGCTGTGGGCCTGCCAGCCGGTGAAGTCGGTCTGGCGCTGGCCGTTGACCTGCAGGTCGAGCGGGCTGGCGACGCTGAAGGTGGTGCCGCGCTTGTGGGTGTAGATGGCCATGGCGGTCAGATCAGGTCGACGGTGGTGCGGCGGATGCCCAGCAGGTCGCTGATGGCCCAGCGCATGGCGCGGCGGTGTTCGCCGATGCGGGCGTTGAGGTGATCGATGACGCGCTCGGTCTTGCCGATGGCGCTGGGGGTGGTGTCGATTTCGCGGTAGGCCTCGGCCAGGTCGGCCTGCAGGCAGGCGTAGACGGCGCGCCGGTAGTGGTGGCACTTGATGCTTTCGCCGCTGAGCTGGGGCGCGGGCACGGCGGCCAGGCTGGCGCAGCCTTCGAGCTCGCGCGCGGTGCGCCAGGCGGCCAGCTCGGCCTGCACGCTGGCGATGGCGGCCAGGGTGGCGTGCTGCAGCCGCGCGGGCGTGACGGTGCCGTCGAGCCGGCAGGTGGCGCGGATCTCGTCGGGCGAGAGCGCGGGATACCAGCCGTCGCCGTCGACGTAGAGCTCGGTGGCGGCGTCGGGCGGATTGGCGGTGGCGATGAAGGACATGGGCCGGGATCAGAAGTGCTGGGTGCCGGGGGGCGCGCTGGGCGCTTCGGGGCGGGGGCCGCGGTCGGCGGTGTAGTCGGTGTGGCCTTCGAACACGGTGAAGGTGTGGCCGGGCCACTGGCGTGCCAGGCGCTCGGCGGCGGCTTCGGCGGCCGCCCGGTTGCTGTGGGCGCTGGTCTGGGTGGGGCGGCCGGTGCAGTACACGAGCCAGACGTGTGACGGGTCGGCGTTCATCATGGTCATTCCTCGCAGGGGTGGGCGGTGGCCGGTGGGGTCAGGCCTTGGGCGCTTGCGCGCCGGCGCCATCGCCCACCGGGCCGCCCGGGCGGGGGTCCGCGGGGTCGGAGGCGGGCACGTGCTTCAGGCGGCGTGCCAGGCGCTCCAGGTCTTTTTTCACGCCGGCCTGGGGGTTGAGGGTGAGGGCGCGGGAGAGGTGGAATTCGGCGGTGCGGGCGTAGTCGTCGCTGACCTGGTCGAGATCGGGTTCGGCGCTGCCTTGCTTGCCGATGAGGGCGTAGCCCATGGCCTTGTGCAGCTTGGCGCGGGCCTGATCGGGCATGTCGCGGGAATCCGTGATCTGGCCGACGCTGGCAAGCAGGGCCTGTTGCTGGTCAGCGGGCATGGCGCCGGTCAGTGCCGCGGTGCTGAATTCGTCGGCCAGCAGGGTGGGCACGTCGCGCTGGTACTGGTCGGGCAGCTGCAGGTTGTGCTTGAGCACGTATTCGGCGATGGCCAGGGCGCTGCCGTAGCGGCCGGCGTCGATGTTCCAGACCAGCAGGGTGGTGACGATGGGGTCGGCGCCGCCTTGGTCGCCGGCAATGACGGCGTCGAGGTAGGTGTCGTAGGCGGCGACGAATTCGCGCTTGGCTTCGATCTTCTTTTCGACCGACTTGATGGCCTTGAGCTGGCGGGTGTGCTCGTACAGCTGGGCCATGAGCAATTCATGCTCGCTGCCGGCCGCGCTGGCCTGCGCGGGGGCGGCGGCCTGGCTGGCGGCGATGCGCTGCAGGTGGGCGCGCGCGGGGCTGAGGGGGCGGGCGGTGGTGCTGTCGGTCATGGCGTCGGTCCTTGAGAAAAAAGAAAAGCGGTGCGCGCCGGCACCGCTTTGGGGGTCACGAGGGTGCCGGCGAG